TAGAATTTATTACGGGTTCATGGTCGTCATCAGCTGATTTAGGTGATTTACCTTTATCAGGTGCTGTTTATTATCCACTTGCTGATTATGGTAATGATGGACAAGAAGAATATTTTATATTAAACCCAAGTGGTTCATTACCATTTATACAATTTAGCGGTATTACAAATGCCACAGGTAGTATTGATAATGAAAAAACACCATTACAATTTCAACAATTATTACCAGCAATTAGAGGTAAAGAATTATTAGATGTAATAGCAGATCAAGCAGGATTTACTTATACAAGTTCATTTGCTAATTTAACATCTGAAGCATTTAAAAACGTTTATGTATTAGCTAAAAGTAGAGACACATTAGGTCCTACATCTGCAGGTGCATCAAACGAAACATTTAGTGGTTCAATGATCACTACACAAACAATAGCTACAGTAGGACCAGGTGGTTCAAATCCATTATTAACAACAGCAGAAACAACAGCTGATTTTGATCCTAGTTCTAACTTTAATGCTGGAAACTATAGATATATTTGTCCTTTAGATGGTAATTATTCTGTAGATTTTTCTATGGACATAAATGTATCAGTGCCAGTATTTAAAGCACAATATTTAGCAGGTATATTTGTTAGATTTGCAGGCGGAGGAACAAACGTATATTATAGCACAGGACAAAGTGGATTTTATAATGCAGGTACATCTACAGAAATACAAACCGGAGCATTTAACATACCTAACTTATCAGCAGGTGATTCTTTAGAATTAGTATTATATGTAGAGAATTTTAGTAGTGCAAATATTACAGCAGCAGCAATTAATGATACATCAAATACATTTTTTAATGTTACAGCAACACCTGTATCATATGAAAATGCTAATATTGATATGGCTCAACAATTTGATGGTAATACTAAAACATTAGATTTATTTAAAGGATTTTTAGAGCAATTTAACATGGTTGCTTTCCCAACTTATAATCAACCAAAATCAATAACAATAGAACCATTTGATACATGGATGATAAATGGTAGAGATGTAAACTGGACAGATAAATTCAATACAGCAGAACGTATATCAGTTACTTCACCATTAGCAGAACAAAATAAAGAAACATTTATAGGCAATAGTGGTGATAAAGATAGATTTAGTGTCTTTACAGAAGATAACCAACCTAACTTACCATTCGGTACAGTACAATTAGTATCAAATAGTACAATACCTCAAGGACAAAGAAAAATTAAAACATTCTTTGCACCTGTAATTATGGGCACAATGTTACAATCAGGATCTATAGATGCAGATGGTAATCCTACTTATAACTTATCAGTAGAAGAAAATTATGTACCACATTTATATAAATTCGATAATTCAGGTCTAAAATCATTTAACTTTAAACCACGTATAGGATATAAATTAACAGGTAATTCTTTAGCATCAGCAGCATCTGGTTCTATTTGGATTGGTACTCCTGGCGCAGGAGCAACTGCATATAATAAAGATGATGGTTATGCTACAATAAGTAATATATCAGCAGTAGGTAATTTACTAAATACATTTAATTTACATTTTGATAACACATACACTCCATTTGTAGCATCTAATTCATCATTTGGAATTGGTACAGCAGTAGCAGAAACAGCTTATTTATCATATTGGAATAATTATATAGCAGGATTATATTGGAATGAAGGTAAGAAAGTAACATTAGATTTATTCTTTACACCTGAGGAATATAAAGATATAAGATTAAATGATCGTATAACAATTAAAGATCAAACATATAGAATTAACAAAATCAAAGGGTTTAATTTAATGGAACCTGATGTAGTAACAGTTGAATTACTAAAATTATATCCAGTATTTAACAATGTGGTGGATACTCCAGCGCCAACACCGAGTCCAACTCCAGTGCCAACGCCTACACCTACTCCTACACCTACACCAGTACCTACTCCAACACCAACTCCTACACCATCACCTTCAGGTTGTATATCAGTTACAATCTTTGGTAATAGTTCAGGTGATTATCATGAAGCTAACTTTATTTGTTGTGATGGTACTACAGGATATGAAAGAGTAGAAGATTATGCTTCAGCTACATTCTGTGCACAAAACGGAACAGTAAGTGATTCAGGTACAGGAAATATATCATTTGGAGGAGTTTGTACAGATGATTGCTAATGAGAGAAGTAATTAAACATTTAAAATCAACAATTGGTGAGTTCGTTATATGTGGAAGTTTGGCTTTATATTTACATGGTTTGCTTGACGATTATAACAATGAAGAAATAGATATAATTGTAGATAAGGATATAAAATTAGACGGATATAAAAGACATACATCAAATAGATTTAATGCTAGAGGATGGTTAGGAAAATATAACGATGTGTATATTGACGTGTATAACAAACAATTACCAGATTACGATAAAGTTGTTGTTGATGGTTTGATATTGCGTATTAAAACGTATCAAGCGCTTAAAACGCATTATTTGTCATTAGACATAGATAACATGAATGGACATGAAAGATTTAAAAACAAATTATTAACAAGGGTATCTTTGTTCAAATAAATATTTATTAGTATGGCAACACAGACTATAGATTATAACATTAATGTAAATGCTGGAGCTTCATCAAGAACGATTCAGCAAATAGAACAGGAACTTAATGAACTGAATCAGGAAATTAAGGAAGTAGGTGTTGGTAGTGCAGCATTTAATAAGGCAGCAGGCAATATTCAGAAACTAGAAAAGGAACTGAAATCAACTCAAGCCACTGTTGAAGGATTTACATTAGATAAAAAACTAGAAGCAGCAGATGGTGCAATTAAAGTTGTAGCAGGTTCTGTAGCTGGTTTAACTGGTGCCGTAGGACTATTAGGTATTGAATCAGAAGAATTTGATAAATTAACTGCACAAGCAACCAATGCAATTGCATTTGGTATGGGTATTAAAGATGTATCTGAAGGTGTAGGTAAATTAGCTAAAAACTTTAGTATAGCAGGTACAAAAGCAAAAGTATTTGCTGCAGGACAAAAAATATTAAATCTAGCACAACGAGCATTTAACGCTATATTAGCAGCAAATCCAATTGGTTTAACTATATTAGCAATTACAACGTTAGTTGGTTTAGTTGTTGCATTAAAAGATAAATTTGAAGCTGTAAATAAAGTATTCCAATTCTTTAAAGGATTAGTTACATCAGTAGGTGAAGCATTAGGTTTAACAGCATCAGCAGAAGAAAAAGCAGCACAAGCAGCTAAAGAAGCATCTGAACAACGTGTTAAAGACATTGATAATGAACTTAAAGTACGTAAAGCAGCAGGTGAATCGACTGTAGAGATAGAACGTGAAAAACAACGTTTACTAACGTCATTAACATTAGAAGGTAGTCAGGAAAGAAAAGATGCAGAAGCAGATGCAGCCGCGTTTGAAGCAGCACAACTTAAGGCTGCACAAGATATTCGTGATAAAGCAGCTGCAGATAGAAGATCAAAACGTAAGGCAGCTAGGGAAAAACAAAAGGCAGAAGACGAAGCAGCAGCACAAAAGAAATTAGATGAGGAAAAGGCTGAAACAGAACGTTTAGCACAAGCTGAAGTAGATAGATTAAAAACTATAGACGATATAAAGCAGGAATTCCTTAACATGATTCAGGAACGTGATGCAGAAACTGAATTAGCAAAAGCTGAATTAGATGAAGAACGTAAATTAGCTGAATTAGAAGAATTAGGTGCTGATGAAGAAGCAATACAAGCAGTAAGAGATTACTATTCACAAATAAAAACTGAGGCAGCATTAAACGATAAGGCTACACAAAAAGCAATCGTTGATCAAGAAGCACAAGATGCTATCGATGCTAAAATGGCTGAAATTGATGGTAAAGCACAATTAGAACAAGCATACATAGGTTTAGTAGGTCAATTTGGACAATTATTAGGTCAATTAGCAGGTGAAAGTAAGGAATTACAAATAGCAGCAGTAGTAGCACAACAAGCAGCTAGTATAGGACAAATTATTTCTAGTACAGCAGCTGCGAATGCAAAAGCAGTATTAGCATCTCCAATTACAGCTGGTCAACCTTGGGTTACTATTAACACTGTATCAGCAGGTTTAGGTATCGCAGGTTCAATTGCTGGAGCAGCTAAAAGTATATCACAAATTAAAAATAGTGATAGTGGTGGAGGAAGTGTTGGTGGTGCGCCTACATTACCTCGTGGAGCTAGTTCAGCACCAACGATATCATCAGCAAATATAGACATTGGAACTAACCCTGAAACTAATGTAGACAATACAGCAGTACAAGCTTACGTAATATCAGGGGATATAACATCATCACAAGAAGCAGAAGCTAAATTAAGTACAAGAAGAGCCATAGGCGGTTAAAATATAACAATATGAAAGTAATAAAATTAGACATTGATGAAGAAAACATATTCGAAGGAATAGATGCAGTGGCATTGGTTGCAGAACCAGCTATTGAATTAGATTTTCAATTTTTCAACAAACAAAACTTTGCTAAAACGTTTAAAGATTATCCTCAAGCAGCTCGTAAAGCAGCAGAACAAGGAATTAAACGTAATAAAGCGATAAAAAATAAATGTGGTACCGCTGTCGGCAAACGAAGAGCAACGCAATTAGCTAACGGTGAGAACGTGTCAATTCAAACAATTAAACGTATGAGGTCATTCTTATTACGTCAAAAAGATAATTACGATTTAGCTATAAAAAGAAGCGATTATAATGCATGTGGTTATATATCTTATCTATTATGGGGAGGACCTGCTGCATTACCTTGGGCAGAAAAGAAATTAAGACAAGCTGGTTTACTAGAGGAATCTAATAAAGAAGTAATTATGTCTGAAATGAAATGGGGTACTAAATCAGCAGCAGATAGAGAACGCATTTATAAAAAATATGGTTTTGCTGATCAAGCAGAAATAGATGGTATACCTGTATTTGCAGATGAAAATCAAGCATTAGTAATGGCTAGAAATATTGGTTGTGCAGGCACTCATAAACATGAAATTGGAGGAGAAACAGTTTATATGCCTTGTAAGACACATACTGAAGCAACAGATAAAATGCTTAAAAAAATAGAGGAATCTGAACCAGTTAAAATGCATAAACATTTTGATGAGTTTGATGATGACCAAAAAGAACAATTACTTAAGAATTTAAAATCCGTGGGTAAAACAGAAGCATCATTAATTGATGACACGTGGTTAGAAATTAGTGAGGATGAATTTAACAACAGTTTATACGCTGAATTTGCTGTAAAACGTAGTGATTCAAATCCAGATAAAGGATCATTACAAGATACATCGCAATTTAAAGTATTATACAAATACTCAGGACCTAGAGATTCTAAAAATAGAACGTTCTGTAGACAAGTATTAAATTTAGATTTATTATACAGATTAGAAGACATAAACAATATGTCATTATTTGGTGCTAATGAAGAATTTAGTACATACGATATATTCGTATACAAAGGCAGTTTCAATTGTAGACATAGTTGGCAACAAAAATTCTTTAAAAGGAATGATACCAACAATAAACGATCTGCCAAAAACCCGATCCTAGAAGAATTATTAGGAGGACCTAGAGCACAAGGTGCTGGTCAAACAAATCCTAAAGCAAGAACACAAGCTGAAATTGAAGCAGGCATACCTGAAGGTCAATTTGAGTTTAGTGCGGTTGGTGAAAAAATGGAATTAGCAGGACCACTTATGGTACCAGATAAATTAATACCTCGATTTGATGAGGAAGGAGAAAAATATTATGTATTCTTTGATTCTGCAGGTATTAAAAAACTATCATATAAATTGATGGAAAATAAATTAATTGATTCTGTAAACATAGAACATGATCCAGATAGAAAAGTAGCTGATTTAACATTAGTAGAATCATGGTTAGTAGCAGATGAGAAAAACGATAAATCAAATTCATATGGATACAATTTACCTAAAGGTAGTTGGTTCGGAGTTTATAAAGTAAACAACGAAGAAATATGGGACAAATACATCAAGACAGGAGCAGTAAAAGGCTTTAGTGTTGAAGGTATTTTTAACGATAAAACAATTTTAGCAAATAAACAAGAATATGCCTTTACCAAATCCTAAACCAACCGAAAAGAAAGACGATTTTTTATCTAGATGTGTTACATCAGATATAATGCGTAAAGAATTCCCAGATGGCAAACAACGATTCGTCATTTGCCTTCAGCAATGGGAAGATAAGTAATATATTTATACTCATACAACATGAATTAGTCCATTGATTCTATTGTATTATTGTATATATTTTTATATATTTTTTCTTTTAGGAAGGGATAGCACGTAACGGAACCTCGTTAGCTATCCTTTCTTTTATCTACTATATGTCCTCGTTTTCTATCTGTAGAATATGAATTGTATTTAGGATAATCCCCAAATGCTAGTTTATGTTGTTCTAAATGGTATTTTTCTCTTATTATACGTTCATCTTTATCATCAACATACTCAATCATATCAAAGGATAAATGTTTTCTATCTAACTTACCTGTAGCTAAATCATAAGATATTTTAGGTTGCCACTTATCCATAGGTTTAATGTGCTTAGAAAAATGTTGTACACGACGTTGTTCTGGTATAGCAGATTGACCAATGTAAATAATATCTAATTTATCATAAACAGCATACACACCAGCATCAGTCTCTCTTTGATACTCTTTTATATATTCAGCTTTTTTAATTCTAAACAAAGGTAACTTCCATTTAGCCTCATGTTCGATTTTAGATTGTTTAGCTTTACAGGTTTTACATTTGTAAATACCACGTTTAAACATTGATAGATAGATGTTGACACCAGGATTAAGGGTTGTTTCTTCTCCACGTTTAGCACATGCCGTACATATTTTAGGCCATGAATCTTGTTTGTTGTAAAATGTTCTCATATTGTATATTTTTATTTGTTCATATTATACGTATTCAATATAAATAGAATATCAACAGAAGCCAACAGATTTTGTAAAAGAAGTGAAATAATACGGATATTTATGATTAACGAAATGAGGCAAGTAGCCTCATCAATAATTTTTTTCAAAAACATTTACTATGACTAAAAATGAATTAAAAGAGTTAGTAAAACAACACTTTAATTTAGTCGAAGCAAACGTTGAAAAATTCGATAAAGCGGAACTAGAAGATGGTTCAAAAGTATCTAACGAAGAGGCTGGCAAATTTGCTATCGGACAAACTCTATTTATAGAGGACAAAGATGGTAACATGGTTAAAGCACCTGAAGGAGAGCACGTATCAACATCTGGTATCCAATTTATTCTAGACAAAGACTCTAAAATCACGGGTCTTAAATATCCAGACGCTAAAGGTGAAGGTTCAGCTGATCTTAAAGAAGATAAGATGGTTGAAGAAGACAAAGATCCACAAGCTAAAGATTTAATTAAGAAAGGTGATAAATCAGACGAAGGAGCATTCGCATCTAAAGAAGATGAAATGGACGCTAGAACTGATGCTGAAGAGGAAGGATATCTAGACGGAATTAAAGACGAGAAGCAAGACTTAATTAACGCAGGCGGATTTAAGCTAGAAGACGTTATCGAAGTAATTGGAGAAGTAGTTGAGGCGAAAGTAGAAGAATTAAAAGACAAAATGAAGTCTATGGATGACAAAATGAAATCCATGGAAGAAAAAATGTCTTCATTTAGTTCAGAACCAGCAGCTGATAAGACTGTTCCAGCAATCAAGTTTTCCAGAGCGGAAGGCACAACAAAAGCAGACAAACGCTACAACGCAATGTTGAAGAGAATGTCTAACAAATAATTAAAATTAAACTTAAACTATTATGGGATTAAATGTAGCTGCATTAGCAGACTTTAACAACGAAGTAGCAGGTAAAGTTTTACTTCAAACTATTTACAAAGGCAATACTGCCGAGTATGTAAGTATTCAAGAAGGGATTAAATATCAAGAGCCTTTGAACAAGGTTGCTGTTATACCTTATTTTCAAGGTGGTGATGCAGTAACTACTCCAAGTGGTTCAGCAATATTTACTCAAAGAAACATTACTGTTACGAAGAGAACAGCTTACGATGCTTGGAATCTTCAAACGCTTACTCAGAAATACCTAGGTATATCTGCTTTACCTGAAGGATCTTACGAAGAGACTTTCAGTTTATTAAATGACCTAACTACTGAATTAGTAGCTAAGGCACAACAAGACAATGATAACTTTATTTGGAACGCAGTATCAGGATCTCAGTTCGCTGGATCTTCTGTTGAGCCAGAAGCTGATGGTTTTCACAAACTAATTAGTGGTTCTACTGCTAATGTAGTAAGTGCTACTGGGGCATCTGCAACTCCAATTACAGGATCTACTGCATACGCACAGTTAACAGGAATGTTAGAAGTTGCTGATCCAAACATCTTAGATGTTAGTGATTTAACTTTCTTCTGTGGTATTAAAGTATTCCAAAGAATCATCAACGGTCTTACAACTCAGAACTTATTCCACTTTGACCCAACTTCAGTGAAGTCAAGAGGCGGATTTTACGAAGTTCCATTACCAGGATACCCTAACGTGGTAATCGTTGGTGGATGGGGATTACGTAACAAAGAGAGAGTAGTACTAGGACCTGCTTCTGATGCATTCGTTGGATGTGATCTTATTTCAGATACAAGTAACTATCAACTTTGGTATGATATCAACTCTGATACTATCAAATACAGATTGAGAAACAAATTAGGTACTCAAATTGGACATCCTCATTACTGGGTTTCTAACGACGTAAACTAAGAGCATTAACCGATTATTAACTAACAAATAAAACTTAAAATTATGGCATGTGATATTACATCAGGATTTCAACTAGGTTGTCGAGATAACATGGGTGGACTTCGTCAAATTTATATATTAAGTGGTTCAGTTAGTTCAGTAACAGGCGCAAATAATGGTTTATTAACAGCTATCAGTGGATCAGGTACGTTCTTTTTATTCGAACTTGCTAAAAACACAGGTGACTTTACAGAAACTATTAACAGTAGTATCGAAAATGGTACAGTTTATTACGAACAAGTAGTAAATGCACCATTCCAGAAACTACAATCGTCTACTCGTAATCAGGTTAAGGTTCTAGCACAGAACCCAGACCTTAAGATTATAGTTCAAACTAATAATGGAACTGAAGACGGCGGAATAGGACAATTTTTCTATTTAGGCCAAGAAAACGGAATGACATTATCAGGAGGAACTGGACAAACGGGGACAGCTTTTGGAGACCTAAACGGATACACACTAACATTTACAGGGGATGAACCATTCCCAGCAAGTGAAGTAAGTGGATCTGTCTTAACAAGTGTACTTTCGGGTATAACTGTAGGATCTTAAATATATTCTTAAAAATTGGGGGGTCTATAAATGACCCCCTTTTTTTTAATATCTATCTTATACAATAAACATATTTATTCTTAGACGATGATTAGACTAAATTACAGTAGCAGCGGAACAGATCAAAGCGCACTTTGGGTAAATTACCAAGTGAGCTCCTCTGAAGCATTATTTTCATTAACTAGTAGTTTTGATCAATCATTATGGGAATTATCTGGTAGCATCATATCTAATAAAACTAAAGGTGGAGACGGATGGTTATTAGTAGAAACTAATAGAAATGCAGCGCCTACCGCAAGTGGACAATGGTTTGCAGATATATCTCCATACGTAAGTGAATTTACTCCAGCAATATGGAATGTAACAGCACTTAAATGGGAAGATAACAATGAACCAATTGCAGTTTTAGATTATAAATGGGCAACGTTCCAAAAATATCTAAATAGAAAATATGATGGTGGTTTCATTGATACAGAAAGAGTATGGGTTTCAGGTTCGAATGACCCAACAATAAAAGATTATGTATCAAATAATGAAAACGGTACCTTTAACACATATCAATACTAATGGAAAATAAAAAATTTAACTTTTCGGCTATTAAACGTAAGGAAGAATTCGCTAAAAGTGGATTTGACAGAGAAAGTAATCCTTATCGTCATGGAGAAATGGACAAGCCAAAGTATATGAAATTTGGAGCTGATAATCAGTATCCAGAATATTTAATTTCATTATACAATCAATCATCAATACACGCTTCGTGTA